CTGTGCAGCAAGATTGTAAACTTCTTGAGGCTTGATGGTCTGCATGATGTGATTCACACAGTTTTCATCAGTGATATCGCCAGTCACAAGTTCAACGTCGTTCTCAATGCCCAGCCAGCGAATGTTGTCTAGATTGGGATTGGAGTAACGCTTGACCAGGCCATATACATGATAGCCTTTTTCAACGAGGTATTTTGCGAGATACGGGCCGTCTTGGCCCGTCATCCCAGTTACAAGTGCAGTCTTTTTCATACTGCTATTTACAGTGCTGTTTAAAACAGGTCAACTTTTTCCCAGGGCAGTTTGGCTTTGCCAAAATGTCCATAGTTGGTGGTCTCGCTGTAGATGGGCCTAAATAGATCAAATCGTTCTATGATACCACGTGGTGTAAGATCCACATTGTCTTGAATCCATTTGGTCAGCTCACGACTGTTGCCATCACTGTCCACGTAGAAGCTCATGGGCTGTGCCACACCAATGGCATAGCTGACCTGCACTGTGGCCCAGGATGCCTTTTGCGCAGCCACAATATTCTTGGCCAAGTAACGCATCATGTAAGCAGCAGACCTATCAACCTTGGTGGGATCTTTGCCTGAAAATGCTCCGCCACCGTGTGGTGCGTAGCCACCGTAAGTGTCCACAATGATTTTGCGCCCGGTCAGCCCGGTGTCTCCATCTGGACCGCCAATAACAAAACGACCAGTGGGGTTGATATAAAATTCTGTGCGATTGTCCACATAGTTTTCAGGAAGAATAGTTCTAATTATTTCTTCAATAGCATGACGTACACTTTCAATGCTGACATCGTCACTGTGCTGAGTGCTGCACACCACTTTGCTGATACGCACAGGTTCACTGCGATCGTTGTATTCAAATGTGACCTGACTCTTGGCATCTGGGCCAATCCATGTGGTGAGGCCAGATTTTCTAATTCTAGACAGCTCTTCCACAATGCGATGGCTCCAGTATATGGCACTGGGCATGTAGGCATCAGTTTCGTTGTTGGCATATCCAAACATCAAGCCCTGATCTCCTGCACCAAACGTGTCTGTGCCCAGAGCAATGTCTGCGCTTTGGCCGTGCATGAGATTAGTGACTTTGACTGTGCGCCAATCAAAGCCAGATTGTTCATAGCCAACGTTGCGTATCACACGCTTGACTGCGGCTTCAACTTCCTCGTTGTGCAAGATACCTTTGTATTCACCTGCCACTACCACTGTGTCTGTGGTCACAAGAGTTTCACACGCACACCTTAGGCGGTTGTCATGCTTGCTCATCACAAGATCCAACACTGCATCACTGATGGCATCGGCCACTTTGTCTGGGTGACCTTCACTCACACTTTCGCTTGTAAACAAATAACTCATAAATTTAAACTGTAATGTCTTCCATACCGGCTGTGCGCAGCCGCACAATATGACCCATTTGCCACTGTTTGGTTTCAAGGCCTTTCATCACACCCAACCAACGGTTGCGCAGCAAGGCCACTTCGTTAATGATAGTCTCAAAGTCAATGACTTCGTCTTCGCCATCCACGTACTTTTCAGCGTCCCTACTAGTTAGTGCGCGAGCATAGGCTTCAAGATATTTTTGAAAATGCTTTCTGCGAATTTTGCGCAACTGAATGTTGAGAAACTGAAGCACAGCTTCAATCTCTTGTAGTTGATTGAACCTGTGCTCGGTGTGCCCTGGTAATTCTTTGATGTTGCGTTCGACCAAGCCACCAATTCTACATTCGCGCTTGGCTTCTTCTAGTTCGCGTTCATAGTGAGCTATGAAGTCTGGTATGGCATCCAGACCAGCAACTATGCGACTATACCACATCACTCATCCCATTCGTCTTCGTTGTAATCTTCTTCTTCAGAATCTTCGTCTTCGGCGTAGTCTTTGTCGTTGTCCAGGTAACTGGTCAAGGCCGTTTTGATATCACGATCGCCCTTGAATGCTTCTTTGATCTGCTCAGCACCACAGTCATTGTCCATCAATATCTGTACCACTGTTTCAGCTGCTTCGGTACGATCAACAGTGTTGATGTATCGTTTTAGCTCTCCCCAAATGTCACTTACCACTTGTTCTGTCATTCTGTGTCCTCCTCAGCGGTACTTACCGTTTCTTTTTGATTTTTGAAGTCGGCCATGAGTCGGTCCAAACAACCATCTTCATTTGATTCCCAACCTTTGCGGAAGAACTTGATAATTTCTCCGTCTGAAGTTACAAACATCAGTCGATTGCCATCTTTCTTGAGTAGGCCTTTTTTCTCAGCCAAGTCAGTGAGTCCAGAATAAGGGTTCATGCCAGTTTCATAGGGAATCTTGACCTGCACACCTTCAAAGGGTTTGGCATAGCGAGTTTTCATTACCTTGCAGGCCGATCGAATGCCCATGACTTCTGAGATCTTGTTGCCATCCTCGTCCTCTTTGAGTTTGAGTTTTTTCATGGCCACAACAATAGAACTGGCGTAAATGAAACCTTGACCGCCGGAGATTTTATCATCAGGGTCAAACATATCCTGTGATGCGTAGGTGTGATTGGTACAAACCAAGCCCACATTGTATGAACCAAACATGTTCACACAGTTACGCACCAAGGCAGTGAGAGCTTTGGGCTTACGGCCCAGATCACCCTTCATTTCGCCTGAATCAAACTGATTCACATCAGTGGGCGTCAACAACATGCCCAGTGAGTCAATCACAAACATGACCTTGGGACGCTCGCCTTCGGCCAAGGCTTTGTAGTCACTCATGAATGTTGATATGGTCTTGGCCACATCATCAATCATGGCCATGCTCAATTTGAGCAGTTTGCTTTCACTGGTGTCCACGCCCAAGGCCTTGAGCCAGTCTTCGTCTAGTGCATTTTCACTGTCAATTAGCACCACAAAGATGCCTTGCTCTTGTGCGTTCTTGATGATGTTGCCAGAACAGATGTAACTTTTGCCGGCACCAGATTCGCCGGCAAACACAGTGACCTTGCCTAAAGGAATACCGCGATTGAAGTCGCCTGAGATCAAATAGTTCAAGGCATAGTTGCCTGTGGAGACCCAGTCAGTGGGATCGTTGAAGCCTATGCTAAGGCCGTCAATGCTTTTGGTAATTTCTTTGCGAAATTTTGAAACGTCAAATGGTTTCCCCATGTTTTACCTTTCGAGATAGGAACACACGGGGTCGCCCCCGTGTGTTGATTTCTAATCACTGCTTGTTTTGACGAGCACGGATCATGGCCAAAATGTCTTGTGCATTTTGACCGCTGGGCTTGCTGGCCTGCACTGGTGCTGCGGCTGCAGGAGCCTCATCAGTGTCAAACGGGGCATCATCGTCCTGAGCAGCAAGCGCAGGCTTGACCACAGGTGCTGCCTTGACCACAGGTGCCGGTGCAGCATCTTCGCTGTCGCCTTTGCCCGGTGCTTGTACGCCAGCCGGACGGAAGTACTGACCCCAACGCTCGGTGTCATAGGGCTGACCATCTACTGAAGCCTCAAACATTTCTTTGATCACACGAAGCTCAACGTCAGTGGGCTTCTTGGGCAAGAATGTTGAAAGGTCAAACAGGCCGTGCTTCTCAATGGCTGCCTGTTCGGCTTCTGTGAGTGCACTCTCTTTCCTGGCCCATTTGCTGCCGTTGTAGTCAGCAAATCCACCTTTGGATCCTTTGCTGATGCGGAAGTCCAAGCCACGCATGTAGTCGGTTGGCAATTCTTCCAACTCAGGATCCATCAGTGCACCCTTGATGGTGGTAAAGATCTGCGGCCCAATGATGAACCTGCGGATGGGATTGTCTGGAGTTTTGTCATCGGCCAAGGGATTCTCACGAACAAAACCTTGGAACACATAGCTGCGTTTCTTCCAGTATTTGCGACCCATGTCCTCAAGACTCTTGTCTTTGAACCAGGTACGAACTTCGGCCAAAATAGGGCAAGCGTCGCCCCACATCTCCACGCAGGGCACTTGCACCATGACCTGTTTGGATTCCATTTCGCCTTTGATGCCAGCAAAGGGCAGGCGAATCATTGCACGTTCGACCCAGAAAAATGTGTTCTTTGAGTTACCATCTGGTAGGAAGCGAATTGAGGCGCTTTGGCCTTCTTCCATGTTCCAGTGTGGGTAAATGGAGTTGTCTCCACCGGTGGATTGCCCACCTTGTTTGTTTTCAGCTGCCTGTAAACGTGCTCGAATTTCTGCTAAAGATGCCATAGTATTTTCTCCTTTAAAAGTTGCCTATGTTGTGTTGCCTATCTAACAATGTAGATTGAGTTGCCTGTGACAGCAAATGAAAAGCGCATACACCAGTGTAGTATATGCGCTGCAAACACTTGTGTCAAGTGTATTTATGAGTTATCTGCCCAAAGCCAATTTTTTCATTCGAGCAATTTCACTTTCGTAAAAGCTGTCTGTGACACCACCGCGATAGTCCATGGGATCAGTTGAGTCTTCTGCCATACCTTGCTCTGGCAAATTGGGTTGGACATGTTTGCCATGTGCGTCTTTGATACTGCCTTTGAGACTGGTAATTTGATCTCTTGATGGCAAGCCTTTTCTTTTGCCAACAAGATTAAGACTGTGCTTGATGCCGCTACGTCCAATACCTTGGCCTTTGACCAGTGGATCATTGCGATCAAATTCGCTGCCTACTCCACCTATTCTACGTTTCTGACCTGGATCGTTTTTTGGTCGTTCTGGAAAATCATATCCATAGCCAATATTATCATAATCATCACTATCGCCAGGTTCTTGTGTATACAATCTGTCTTTGTATTTAGGATCACGCCATCTAGCAGCTTCTGCCATTTCTTGTGATTCCATGGCACACTCAGAGAGCCCATGTTCAGGGCAGTATTCGCCCTCCATGGTCATATTGCAAGTGCCTCGGCCTTCACGCACAGGTGCTTCGGCACCAGTTGTGGGTGCTGCTGGTGGTGTGGCTGCAGATACAGGCGGTGTTGCCGCCGATGCTGATGCGGTGGGCGGTTGCACGCCAGCTGGTGCTTGTTCAGGTGTTTCTATGCCCAGTTCGCGCAGTCGATCCATGACTTCGGTGTCGTTCCAGGCATTGGCCCTGGGGTCGCGTGCTGCCAGTTCATTGAGTCGATCAAACAAAATATCATCGCCCACAAGGTCATACAGTTGTTCAGTGGCGTTGACAGCATCGGGACCCACGATCAACTCTTTGGTCATCAATGTTTTCAGCTTGTCCAATTGCTCCGGAGTTTCGGGCAAGGCCCATGTGCCTTCAACCAACGTGTTGGCCCAGTTTTCAAAAATTTCTGCTTCTTTCATGTGTTCACCTTGTTGTTGAATTTTGGCCAGCAGTGGCAGTGCAGCTTCAATTCTGCTGTCAATGGTCTGTTCAATAAACAGTGTTTTGATGTTGCTTATAACTTCGTCTTGTTCGGTTATGGTAGCTGGATGCCAAGATTCAAAATAGCGTTGATAACCTCGTCCGTGCCCCAGCGACTTAAGATTTTCTTTTAGCGAATGATAGTACTGTTGTGCACCCGAAACTAGTTCTTGCGTTACGCCTTCTAAAATGCGCTGTGCACTGGCTCGATTAAATCTAGACAGCACAGCAATTTCAGTTACCATTTCTGTGATGTGGCAGCCGCGCACATCATAGGGCTTGCCACCTTGCCTCACATGCTCCAACATGGCCTTGCCACCAGCTAGGCTCTTGAAACCCAGTCGGAATCGTTCACCGTCGGCAGTTTCAATGTACATGCGGTCAATGTATCGGTGTCTGGCGTCGTTTTCATCCAACACACGATTGTGCACAATTTGCAGTCTGGCCTCAGTGGGTTGTCCACTGTAGCTGATTTTGCGTGTGCCATAGTAGCCTTCAAACAAGCCTTCTTGAATGGCAGCCAGGCCCTGCATCACATGCTTGAGCTGACTGATGTCAGTAGCAGTGTGAGTCCAACGATTGGTCACTGCTTTGCGGTTCAACTGCTGTATGAAATCAAAGAATTCTTGCTTGTCGTCACCTTCCATGGTGCGCCCAAGATTGTCACCGTACATGACTTTCATGTCATTGTCAATGTCCAATATGATCACCATGGTGCCGTAATTTTTACCAGCACCACTCACATAGTCAAAAGTCAGGGTCTTAGCGTCGCTGGCTGAATCTGTGGGACGCCCTGCACGATCCAGCATTTCAGGGTGAAAATTGCGGGTTGCCAACAAGTCCAGTAACTGTTGCGCAAAAGAGTTCTCTTTAGCCATGGTTGTGTATTTAGCGCATCACGCTGATGAACGGCATGGGCTCAATCACAGTGTCGCCATGATCTTTGAGGTGTGAGTCTAGCTCAATATGATAGCTTTGCAGCAGCAACATCATGCGCACAGCCAACAGCACAGCCATCACAAGATCATCAGTTTCGCCTGGCTTAGCAGCATAGCTGGTGCCGTTGGCCACAAATGTTTTGAGTTCACTGACTAGAGGCCTGCTATGCAGCTTCATTCTATCACTTTCCACCAACACTTTGAACTTGTTGCAGGCTGTGATCTTGGCCTTGGGCGTGGTGTTGAAACCTTTGCGCCAGCGTCGTCCGGTGCTGCCAGTGGTGCTGTTGTCACTCAAAAAATACCCCTGGATGCGATCTTCGCCGTATTCTGCAATGCTGATCAAGGCAGCTTCGCCAATGGTGTTGTTTTCTACCGAGTAGTATATACGTTTGTTGTCTTGCACCACTGTGTTGATTTCGCGCACAATGTCGGCCAAGATACGTATTTGATTGGGAATGTCTGTGCGGTTGTGCCGCCACTCGGCCACTTGCTCTGTGGTGTCAGCTTCAAAAACCTGTATGGCAGCTGGATCACCGCCGGTGCCCAAGCTAGGGTCTAAAGCCACAACATAGATACATTCTCGGCGTATGGGTCTGTACCAACGAACCTGCCCAGTTTTGTGTGTGGGTTCGGTGCCTTCTAGATCCATGAGTTTGATAGGTGAAATCAGGGTTTCATCGTTGATCACAAACTCACAGTCCATTTCACGACGGAAACGTTCTTCACCTAGCTGTGCTTGTTGTTCGTTGGCCCACTGTTCATCGCGATCAGGATGTTCATTCCAATAGGCTCTGAAAGCTCTGAAACCATTAACGCCCAGTCCATTTTCACGCGGATTGCCATAGTCGTCCTCGGTCTTGTTAGCACCTTTCCAGATATAGGCAAACTGGTCCTCGTCAGAGTTGGGAGTGGAGGTTATGATTGCTTTACCGCCAGTGGCCAGTGTGGGCGAGATAGAAGTCCAAAATTCTTTGGCAATGGTAGGCCGCACAAACGCAAACTCGTCGGCATACAGCAAGGAAATAGACATACCCCGGCCGGTGTTTTCTGTGGTTGTAGCCGACACAATTCTTGAGCCGTTGTCAAATTCCAAACTGCCTTTGTTGTAGCTTGTGGCACCTGCTCGGATATGATTGGGGCACAACTCATAAGCAAATCTTATCCTTTGCATAATTTCCTGTGCGCCAGTGTATTTGTGTGCTGCAATCAAAATGGTGCTGTCAGGCACAAACATGGCATACCACAGCAGATATCCAGCAGCCGAAGTTGACTTACCAGTCTGCCTGGGCATGAGGCTGATTGAATAGCGATAATCATGATAGGTTGTGATAAGCCTGCGCTGATACTCATAAGGATGATATCGCATCTTTCCGCGTGTGGGGTGCTGAATATAGAAAAAATGGTCCATGAAGTACATGGGCCCTGTGACGGGATCAGCACATAGTGCAAATTCTTCTAGCTCTTGTTCACTAAAGACTTCGCGTCGATGTGGCGCTTTGACCAGTACAGTGTCAAGCGTGCTTTTCATGCCAATCATTTAAAATTCTTTCAACTAAATTTACCTGCTAGAGTCTTGCTGTCATGGCAAGGAGGATTGTAAAAAATTTTCATAAGCTTGTAAAATATTTATTAGCGGGTATGTATCCAGGTGTAACTGGTCAGTCTAAATGTGTTACGCGGCACAGGCTCCAGCATGCCATGCCACAGCAGGTTACGATAGCCGTTTTGATTGGCACGATTGATCATGATGTAACCAGTGTTGGGGCGCATGGGAAATTGATATCGTTTGCTGGCCCGATCTTTGTACCAATAAAAAGTGGTGCCAAGGTCTATTCTAGCACCAATCCAACACAGTTGCATGGCGCCGGGCATTTCGCCATCGGTATGCAAAGGGCATACAAATCCTGGTTCATCCAACCACCATGCAGTGCTATCATAATCTTGCAATTGGCATCCCACTGTTTGAGCTATATCATGCATAAGGTCATGACAGAACATTTCCCAATTCATAAACCAAGGCAATGCATTGTCATCAATCTTGCGTCTAGGCCAAGATTCTTGACCTTGTTGTCGACTCCAAGGAAGAGTCAGCCAGGGTGTGGCCAGTATTTTGTCCATCAATGGCTGCGGTACCACATCTTCAGCCAGGTACAAGTTGGGTTCTTGATCAACTGGTGTTATTTTCATATTTCAAACTCTGGCCATAATTGTGAGAATGCACCCAACTTGTCGGGGTGCCAGCGAGTTTCGTTATCATGAATGTGCTGACAAAACTGTGCCCACAAGCCACAGTCGTCAGCTTTAACTGACTCAAACTGTTGCAGACTTGTGGTGAAAAATGTATGTTCAGCAGGCGTTGCAATGCCCAAAGACAAAAACTTCGTGATTTCCGCAGCAGCCAGTTGTGCTACTGTGTACCCCAACTGTGCAGGATCAAGATAGTTAGGCTGAAATAAATTTTGCCACAACACTGATAATCCCTGTGATTGAGTCCACTGCCTAAATTCCACCAATCGTGTGCAGTTATAAACATTGTAAACCGCATGTGCCCCACCCCAGTGTCCTTGGTCATGCATGAATCCTTGCACCGTGCGGATGTTTTGTTGCATCACTGACCAGTCTGAGCCGTGCCGCACGTATTCAAATCGTTGACCAATGTTGTCAAAGCTCATGCTCCAGCCCACTTGGCGGCGTTGTGCCAGGCGCTGTACAATACGATTGCGTTCAAAATCCACATTGAGATTGGTGATCAAGGTCACTATGGCTGATTTTGGTATCACATCCAACAAACGTTCGTTTTCTGGCAGCAGCAAGGGTTCGCCGCCTACCAAGGCAACTTCGTGTATGTGATCATAGTGTTGTTCCAGCCAGTCACACACACTGTCAAAATACGGTCGGGTGCCTGATCTAAATGATTCTCCGCGAATACTGGCCCAACGTGAACTGCAAGCACTGCCGCAATAGTTACAGCTGAGATTGCAAGTGGTATTCCAACGCACATCCACTATCACAGGATAGTGATAGCGTGAGCCGGCTGCGGCATAGTCAAAGTCAGGATTGACATTGTTGTGCCATTGCCGCTCTGAGTCAGCACCAAAACGCTCGGCTTTCACACAGTTTGAGCAGTAGGAGTGTGGCTTCCCTTGGGCCAGGCTGGCCCTGATTTCGGCCATGACATCACTGTTGAGTATGGTGTCGATGCTGTGACTCTCAAGGTTGCCCAGCATGTTGGGATTGCCAGCACAGCAGGTTTTGACATTGCCTTGAGGATTGATGTGCAGGCCGCGCCACGGGGCCGCACAATAGAAATTGGTCATGCTGTATTTACAGCAGGGTCACTCGTACATCACAGTATCTGAATCGCCCAGGCGCCATTTAGGATTGGTTTCGACTACCCACTTCTTGGTGGCAACCTTAAAATCTGGATGCAGCATTTCTTTGGGATTGCTGGCAGCATCAAAGAACAAACAGCGATTATTGGGCTGGGCAGCATACTGTCCGTTGTCCAGCTGAATAAAGTTGAAACTTTTGTGATCCTCGGGCCATTCTGAATAGGTAGTATCTATGATGTTCATGTCCGGTGCGGCATTGTCCACTGTGAACACGTAACTGCCCTGATATAGTTCCTGGTTCTTAGCATAGAATTTGCAACTGAGATTTCGTAGGAATGCTTTCTGAATCACAGCAATGTCATAGCTGAAACAGTCCCAGATTTGTAGTGTGTCTAGATTTAGAAATTTGTCAGGTTCTAGATCGTCTTTTCTACTGACATAGGCATGTAACGGCAGTTTGTCATACAAGGCACCGTATCTTGGAAGATAACTTTCTATACGAAATGCCTGACTGCGTAGACTTTTGATTGAAACCCAGATACAGGGTTCATATTCACCATGGCCTTGCTTGAAGTCATACAAAAACTCTCTTCTCACAAAACAATGCACAGGAGGAAGATTGGCTACAAGAAAACTCATGGGTATTGGATTAAGATATTATTGGCACCAAGATGTTTTGGC